ATTGTCAGTTTATGCCGGTACTCACCTCCTACAGTGTAAGTATCAAAGGACATACTTGTACTACCATCATTTCCGGTCCCTTCACCAACCAAAGTTCGACCTTGCCCAAAGCGCTCCCAAGTGCCTCCTAAGAAGTTACCTGGATTGTTGTTGCCATATGTAATATAAACTGCACCAACTGGGAATATCTTATTCAAGAACACAGGAGCTACAATATCGCCTAATATAGTTAACGTGTCTTTTTGATTAGCATCTTGACCGAAGAAAGTTAATGATCGTCCGTCTTTTCCAAAGTTAATTAAAGTGTAAGTTGGAGTTACAGTAAATATATTCCATGAATAATCATTCATGAATTTATCCTTAACACCGAACGCAACCTCATAAGTAGCCGTTGTTGAAGTAAATAAATTACCTGCCTTGTAGTCTTGTTCAAGAGTATAGTTGTTATCCCATGAGTTTATTTTCGTCCACGAACTAGCACCACTTACTCGATATTGAATATAGAATGATGTAACATTCTTACCACTCAAACTTGTAAAGCCAACTTTGAAGTGTAACAACGCATATGTTCCACTTGCTTCATCAATCACATAACTAGAATTAGCACGTTTAGCACTGATGTTGGTCATGCTTGGACTAGAATACGGAACTACTGCAACCGAACCACTTTTAGAAGCAGTTCTACCACGTGAGTCTGTAACTGTTGTTGTATAGTTGATTGTTCCACTTGCATAGATTGTTGAAGTGGTAAAGTTGCTACCAATGTAATCTGCCGAATTGAACCGAGTTGATATAGACGAGATACTTGAACCTTGACTACCACTAGCACTAATTGCAAACTTTAATGCCGATTGACTCTGTACGATTTGTCCAATTCCTGCACAAATTGAATTTGTATCTGAAATTGAGATTGTACCAATACTAGGAACAACACCACTTCTAACTTTGATAGTCGCATTTACCGACTTAGAACCAACGGATGTTGAACCACTGAATGTTTCTAAAGTAAATGTTGCGATACCACTTGTTGAGTTTGGTAAGTTCTTTTCCCAATCTGTAGGAATGGTATAAGAAAAGCTAGGGGATGTTGTTCCACTAGCTATTGTTCCTAAATATGTCGTTGTTCCGTTCCATGTTACATAAACTTTATGCGAGAAGTTACTTGATGCACTTGTACCACTGATTGTGATTGTATTACCACAATCTAAACTTGGCTTATTTATTGATGGTGTTGTTGCTCTTGGTATAGTTGTTAAATTAACCGTTCCACTACAACTACCACTTCGAGGTGAGTAATATTGCGTGTTGCTACAACTAAATGATGCACTAACACTGATTGATTTAGAACCATCTGCATTATGTGTAACTGTTATGTAACCATCCTTTACACCTAAAGTTTGTCCTTTCCCACAAGTAAGTGTGAAGTCCTTGTCAAGAACTGTTGTTCCATTTACAACAACTTTGAAATGTTGCGGAACACTATTAAATGAATGATATTGTGTGTTAGAACGAATGCCAACCCACCAATAAACACGAGAAGTATTGTTTTCGATTGAGTAAGAATCTTCCCAACATTTTAGTATAAGAGAATATTTATTCTCATCACCTGCCGTGATTCGTATACTGCCACTAAATTCTGCCATTCAATCACCCTACTTTCTTGAAGTCCAATGAACCATTTGCTCTTGGCACGAATCCAAATGCACCAACTTTTAAAGACTGCGTAAATTGACCGTCTGTAATGTACATTGTTTGATCGTTTATATATGTTACCTTTGCACCATTCTTTTGAATCGACCATTCTTGGTTTGTAATCTTAGTTTTAAATGCACTGTCTGATTTACCTAAAGTTAATCCATCATTATTAAAGCTCATGTAATTATTTACGTTGTCTGTGGTTTGCTTCAAGCCATCTAATCTTCCATTTACACTATTAATCTGACCGTTTAATTCGTTCTTTGCATCTGAAACATTCTGACTGATTTCCCATTTGAACTCACTCTTCGTCTGAGTAAACTGACTTGATACAGTATTTTGATAATGCTCAAATGCCGAATTTGATACATAAGTTTCAGAAACCTTTGAAGTAATTTCATTTGCCTTAGTTTCAATTGCAGACTGTCGCTCAGTACGTTCAGTGTTTATTGCTTCATCTACATCTTCTGGAGCAGGAGTCCAGTCTGTTGCTTTGTTACCTTTTTCAAGTTTGAAATTACTCAAGATGATATTTGATGCAGTAGATGGCCGTCCTGTAAGATCATCAATAATAAACTCCGTCCCTGGCAATATATCATTATTCGGGGTTCCAGTAGCATAACATCGTCCATTCTTATTTATGTATAATTGCCATGTCGCATTTTGAACAGTTACTCCAAAAGACCAATTGCATCCACTCGGTACATTCGAAGCATCACATGATATAGTGTATATCTCTCCTTTAATTAGCTTTTGATATGCTTTCAAGTAGAAATATGTATCATCTACTCCTGTACCAACCTTTATTGATAAATCATCTATTTTGGTTATCTGGCCACCAGCTCGTATATATTGCATTAATAAATTACGCCCACCAATTTGTAAGTTATCAATCTTATTACTAGTTTCAGTAATCGAAGTAGCTTGTAATTTAATCGCATTTGCATTTTGTTCAATTTTAGTTGTATTTGAAGAAACTTTGTTTGTTAGTTCTGCGAGTTCTTTCTGAGCTTGTTCTGCTTTAGCTTTTGCATCATCCGCCACTCCTTGAGCTGTCTTTGCATTGCTGATTGCCGTAGTTGCGTTGCCTTGAGCCTTAGTTGCATCAGATTGAGCTTTCTCCACTGCAGTTTCTGCGTTTGTTAAACGAGTTTGAGCTTTTGTGATTTCGCTCTCAGTCGCATCAACTCTACCAGTCACTGATTCTAGATTAGCTTTTGCATCCGCTAATTCCTTGTTAGCATTGTCTAAATTTAATTGAGCACTGTCTGCCTTTTGTTTAGCTTCATCTGCTAATAACTGAGCACTCTGTGCATTTGTAATTGCTTGACTAGCAGTTGATTGTGCTTGCGTTGCCTTTTTTGTTGCTTCAGTAATATCTAACTGAGCTTGAGTTGTATCTGATTGCAATCTTTCAATTGAACTTGCTTGAGTTGATATTGTATCTGCAGTTTGTTGAAACTTCGTGTTCATACTTCCTTCAAGTGTTGTTAAATCACTCTTAGAAGCATAATTTTGAGAAACTGTAGTCGACAGTTCACCGACTTTCTCTTCGATTTCAGTTGTTACCTCTGCATGAATAGATTTTGATTCAGTAGTTAAATCAACTTTTGTAGCATACGTTTCTTTTACAGTAGCAATTTCTCCTGCATTGGCATTTGCCTTATCAACTGCATCTTGAATCTGTTGCTTTGAATCATTGATATCCCCTTTAATCGCATCAATCTGTTTCTGAGCGTTACCAGTACTAGTATTTGCTTCTTGTGCTAGTTGCTTAGCTTCACTTGATTGAGTGTTAGCAGTATTAGCTAATTCATTCGCTTTTGTTGCATCTGCCTGAGCTTGTGTTGCCTTATCAACTGCTTCTTTTGATTGAGTATTTGCTACTGATACTTGAGTGTGAATCTCACCAATCTTTGCATCAATTTCATTCCATGTGTTATCAAAAATAGCTTTCGTATATTTGATTTCACTCGGATTAGCATACGTACACTTCCAACGTTTCCATAGGAACTTATCACTTTGATAAACCACATTACCAACGAACCATTCACCACCGATTAATTCGGTTTGAGATGTAGAATAATAGAATTGTTCCTCGGCACTCACAAATGACTGATCATCTTCACCTTTGATTGCACTCCATCTGTACTTAGTTGGGTCTTCAGAACCATACTGCTTTGAATCAGAATACTGACCAATAAATTTACGATTTGAATCTGTCAAACTAAAATCAACTCGCCCATCTGAACTATTGGCATAGGCAATATGTACATATGCGCTTGTTCCATTCTGACCGTCTTGTAGTCGCATTACAGTGACTTCTGCAGTGGCTTTTAGTATTTCACCGCTCATCGCTTTAAATCGGTATACAGCCTTTTCTGTGAAGTCTGAAGCATTGACTGTGATTGTTTGGCTTGTTGATATTTGCTCATCATCCTTGAACCATGTAATTGAATACTTAGATGTAATATCAACCCCAGCATCCTTTACCAATGCAGTCAATTTAGTGCTATCTGAATCATTTTTAAAAAGAACCCCATTTGAAGATACAATCGAGCCTTCATAAACTTTCTTTAACTCAATCATCTTGTTCATTTCACTGATCAGAGCTGAACTTATCTGTGATTGCTTTTCTTCAAAGTTATCAAAGATTGTCTTGCACTTCTCGGAATCCGTAAAGCAAATCTCCTGTTCTGTAATTCGTGCTTCTAAATATAAAGTAGGACTATACTCCGCATCTTCGATTGTAAATGTATCACCGATATCTGCATCAATATATGCATCCACATCATATGTAACTTTAGGAACACAATTCTTTTTTAATTCTGCTAAAGCTTGTCCATATAATACCTCTACATTATCGGTGTCGTAACTCCATATCTTAGCAATATACATATCATTATTGTGATTTGTGATTAATGTACTAGGAAACCTATCTCTGGCTTGTGGAGCTAACAAATTGTTGCCGCCAACTTTGTACAGCACATTACCATTTGAGTCTTTAACCACTCGACCACTGATTGAATTTAACTGTAATCCGTTCCTACCGGTTGGCCTTATCGCAGTATACAATTCAGTAATATCACTTGTTTTAGTGATTCCGTAAATATTATTAGGATATCTTAAGATCGTACTGCGTTTATCTGTTCCCATTCCTTGAGCACTATCTGAATGAGCACGATAAACATTCAATACAACTCTTTTCAATGAATAATCATCATTCAATTGAGTTACAAACTCTAATTCTGCGTCAAATACATTTGCGATTGAATACAATCGAGCCAGAACTGTATCATCACCGGTCCATTCATGTGTGATTCGTTTATCTGATACTTCATTTTTTACCGATAACAAATGATTGTTCAAATCCAAACGCATTTACATATTCCGCAAATGACATAGCTCTAGGAGCTTTATATTCACCTACATATTCATTTGTCAATTCTAGGCAAAGACCATAGGCAGTGACTTTTGTTTCGTCACCGCCCTTTTCAACATTCATGATTGTTAAATAATATCCTTTGTTTTTTCTTATAAAGCTCAGTTTATTTCCTTCAACTAAAAAGGCTGCATCATTATGTGCAGTCAATGTAGTAAATTCAAATGTATACGATGAGCCTTTTAAATAAGTATGCAATGTTTCATCGAAGTAATGCATTGCGCTAGGCACAGTATTGTCTAGAAAAGCTAACACCTTATCGTAAGGAGTTAATACTGCTATTCTTATAAATTCCATTACAACCATGCCTCCCTAATTCTAGCTTTTATCGTTGGCTTTGATTCCGTCCAACTTGAACAAGTAAGCTTTACTTCCGTCTCACCTACTGGTGCTTTGAAATATTTAGTTCCCAACACCTCATCTTGAGGTCTAGACATTCCATTTACATAAACATGAGATGATTCACCATCAATTGTAATCTTAGTGCCACTTGGATATCTATTAGGAATATCTCTCCATTTTGTTACGTTATTTTTGAAGAAGTTGATAACATTGAAACCTAACATATTCAACATCTGGTTGCCACTACGATTACCCCATTGTTTAAATGCAACTTGAATCTTAGCACACTCCATATCAGCAATTTCCGGAATGTAATAATTGTAGTATTTACCATAGTAGAAGAATCTGATGTTTCCACCCTCTTTTAACACATCGCAGTGCCCCCAGTTCCAGTACCAAGGATTTTGGCTGTTCAAATGTGATGATGTATATTTCCATTGCTTTAAAGTTTTGCCATTTGCCCATATGTCATAATGAGCGCTGTTACCAACCGCATCCGTCTTATGCCAGTTACAACCACAGATTAATTTATTATCTGCAGTTAAAAAGTTAATACACATTTCACCGGTTTGACCCATAAGACTTGCCCAAAGCAACACATGAAAGTAGCAATAAAAGTTCTTTGCACCTTTTTTACCAGTTGAATCTGCAGGAAGAACAAATGTTCTTAATCCACCATTCGCATTTCCTTTTTTATTTCCAACAGTTCCAAAGCCAAGAAACTTTGTGTTAAACCATGTATGTTGAGCACAAGTACCATTAGCACCATACTGTGGATGCATATACTCAGTACCATTTACATCGTCCGGACAATTGAAAAAGTCATTAATGCTAGCTAGTTGTTCACTCTGTTGATATGTTTCAGAATCTAATTCTTCAATCTTTCCGTACTGCATAACTCCTTCAGTTGATACGATACCAATATATCCAGTTTCAGATGTTGTCTGAACTTCATAATCAATACTTACCGGTACAGTTCCCTCATTTACAATATTTAATACTCCATCAGTATCGGTAAATTCTTTTTCAGTTGTTGAATACTTGCGTGGGTCAGAACAATAGATTTCGATTTCACCGATCACGTTATTACTTCCGCCATCAACTTGTGTATTTGAAGTTTTTGTTCCAATAAAATACTTGTTACTTTCATCGTTAAAAATGACTTTTACTTGCTCACCACTCAACAATTTATTCATCTTATTGTAAGCTTCTCGAAATTCTCTGCTTCCTCTAGCTCTCAACTGGTACCTAACAGTAATTGTTCTTGCAGGAGTTGTTTTATATCTGTAATAAGAACCATCCATTCCATCAATTTCAGTATGTGTTACTTCTGATTCCATCAACTCACGTCCTGTTACAGAAAGTGTACGATATCCATCTATTTCATTTTCTAAATATACACCATTATATGACATGGCTTCTGTCGGTAGGTTAGTACCGACGATGCCACTATTTACAGTATTTACGAACGCATACATTATCTGTTACCTCGCAATCTCTCATTGAATTTTGAATGTTTGTTAATCTCATTCTGATTTGCTCTGTATGTTGCACGTGCGAACTCTCTGTCATTGATATAAAGTGGTGCTTCAACAGTTAATTGAGCGTTGCTAGTGTAATCGTATTCTGCATTCATATCACTCACAACACCTCCAAAAGCCATTTTAGGAGTGTTCATCATTGGAAGATATAATAATTCCTCCGCCGCTTTTTTTGCTTGAGGAACCATTCCTAGAATACCATTACAGAAGCCTTTTCCAATCCACATACCATCTTTTTTAGTAACTTTAGATGGAGAACCGATTTTAGCCTTTGCTTGGATTGCAGCATCTGCAGCTGCTGCTAAACTAGCGGCCGCTGCTCTAACAGAACCTTCACTAGCTCTTAAACCATTTGCCAATCCTTGACCAATCATACGACCACAGTATTCTGCTCGTGATTGACATGCATTGAATGCACTGATAATGCTATTGCATGAAGATCTTGCAACAGACACACCTTTTGAAAGTCCACCTTTTAAGCCACTCGTAAAGTTGGTTCCCATTGCAGTTCCTGAAGTAGTAGCTTTTGCCTCTGCATTTGTTAATGCACTTGTAATCATTGACATACTGCTCACAACAACACTAGATGCACTTGTAAATGCTCCGCTGATTAATGATGCTACTGTAACGAGTGCCGCCATACTTGCAGATGTTGCCATTACTGAACTTGCTACAGGTGCAATAGCTCCTGCAAATGCAGTCATAGCTCCACTTGCAACTGTTAATGGTTCTGAAATTCCGCTTAATGAGCTTAAAGCATCTGATAATAATGGAATCGTCGCAGATAACGATTCGATACCTGCTTGCGTTGCAACAATCATTGTTAGCGCAGTTGCCAATGTCATCATTTGAGCACCTACATCACCTAAACCGCTTGATGCGGTTGCAATGGCACCAACTCCTGTTGCTACTGCAGCTAAACTTGCACCTATATCAAATAAATTCAAACTAGTAATGATTTGGATTCCTTTTGCTAATTCCTTGAATCCTTTACCTGCATTCAATGCCGATTGACCAATCGAATCAATCACACCTGCTAATGAATCTAAAATACCACTTACTGCATCACCAAATGATGTAATCACATCTGAAATTCCATCGAACACTGTTTTAATAACATCGCCAAACGATTGCAATGTATTACAAATTCCTTCAAAGGTTGTCTGAATCACAGGTCCCAATGCAGTTACGACTGTGCCAACACCTTCAAGGATCGCTTGCATTCCTTCTCCTTGAGAAGCAACCAACGCCATAGCAACACCAACTGCTAGAATTGCAACCGATAATGCCAACCATGTAGTTGGCGGTACTAATGCAATTGCAGTTCCTAAACCTGTAAATGCAGTTGCCAATCCTTGTCCGATTCCTTGTGCTACTGTACTGATTGCAGTACCGAATGATTCAATGACTGTACCGACCCCTTCCAAAGCCGATTTAATGCCTTGCCCGATACCTTGAAATGCAGTACTAATAGCTTCTCCTAAACCTGTGATGATTCCCTTTACACCTTCACATACTGAAGAAATAACATTTGAAATCCCTTCAAATGCGGATTTTATAATCTGTGCTGCTTTAGATGTTTTATATGCGGTTTTCATTGTGGTATCACCAATACCATCACTTGGAGTTTGATTTTGTGGTAATTGTCCAGGTATTTCTTGAGTTGGTTCTTTTCCTAAACCTTTGATTTTATCAATGATTGATTTTAGTTTTGAATATCCGCCTTTCGCAGAGCCAACAACTCCACTAATTGTGCTAGAAACTTTGCTACCTACTTTGATACCAACAAATGCTCCTGCCAACAATTTAATTGCACCTGCAAACTTCTTAACATCTTCTGTTTTAAGATTTGCTATAAAATCTGCGATTTTTCCTGTTACTTCTGATACTTTAGATACAATATTTCCAATATCTTGACCTAACTGTTCAAAGACTTTACTGTCTTGCAACTTATCCATTACATTTCCAATAGCATCTTTGATTTTATCGAACATCGTGATTGCGTTTTGTACTGCATCTGTTTTCATGAATCCGTCATAGAATTGTTGGATCATAGCTTTAGCATTGTTTGCTCTGTCAGCCAACCAATCCATAGCCTTTGATACATTTTCCATGACTTCTGGTTTAAAGTCCCATGTCAAACCATCGTCCTTAGTTTCCATAATTGAATTTCTGAAATCATAGATTTTTGATTTAATCTTTTCTAGATTATCAACTAATCCACCCATAGCTTTCGATTTCATCATATTGTCCATAGCCGACATAAAGCCTTGTTCAAGGTTCTGTACCGCACTCTTGATGTTAGTCATGGATGTTTTAACACCTTTAGAAGCTTCTAATGCAGTTTCTGCAAATCCACCTGTTTCAGTATCACATTCAATCATTGCATCATTGAATTGGTCGAATGTAATCGTTCCATTCTTTAAGGCCTCATATAATTCATTTGCATCTCCGCTCGCAATACCTAGTTTCTTAGATACTTTAGTCAATGCAGGTGCCATTGTTTCCTGCAGTGTTCGCCATGATTGCATATCTACTGACCCTTTAGCGAGCATCTGTGAATACTGTTGTAAGCCACGTGATGCATCTTCGGAACTAGATCCACTTGCTAAAAACGCATGGTTCAATGCGATTGTAGTATCAGTTGCCTTATCAATATTACCTGTAACGGCAGCCAACGACTTAGATGTTGTTACTACATCCGCCAAACTCGTTGGTAAGCCTTGTACTGATTGATTTAATTTCGCAACACTCCTTTGAGATTGCTCAACTGAGAATCCCAAAGACTTCATTACTTTTGGATAGGATTGCATGGTATCAAATCTTGTGATAGCACCATCCATGGATGAGCTAAGAACGTTCATTGTTGCGCCAATAGCTTTTGTTATGCCGACACCTGCCACAATAGATTTAACTCTATCGCCAAATGATTCGCACGCTCCTAAAGCTTTTTTCATTGTAGACGTCATGTTTTTGTCGGTTGCCGACAATATAGCTTCAACGCTAAAACTTTCTGCCATAGTTATCCCTCCTTTTCTGATTTTTCATTTATGAAACGTGCCAGGTCACTGAATTTTCCTGTTGTTTTCTTATTAACACCTAAAACTTTGTTAACTTCTTTTTCATAATCAAAGAACTTATTAAATTTCGTATAAACCATCTTTTGTTTCTTACCAACTCGTTTTTTAGCTCGTGCTTTCATATTCAAATATGCTTGTAAGTGCAGATAATACTGGTCATCTACCATTTGTAGCTCTTTAGACTTCATTAAAAGACGATATTCATAAGGTGTAACATTATTAACTTGCTCAATGCTTTTGAAGCCTAGATAGCGAAAACAACTGATCACAACACGTTCATACATTTCATTGAATGTTTCTTCTATTTCTTCGTCTCTGTTACCTGCGTGCTCAATAGTGGTTTCACTTCTTTTTTGCATGCATTCGCTTGAGATAAAAAATTGATTACATCCTCAAAAACTTTGTCGATATCTTCAACATCTTCTAAATAGCTTTCTACCTGTGCTTTCTTTAATCTAGGTGATTGTCCGATATTCATATAGAAAATACAGTCTGCCAATGCATCAATATCGCCATCAATGATGCTTGCAACCATGTATTTCAATCCGACTTCTTTTTTTGTACCTGTATTCGGTACATCAATTGATAACTTTTTGTTTACTTCGTGTAAGAATCCAAACCCTGCTACTAGTTGGTAGATTTCTCCATTTACTTCAATTTCCATGTATTTGCTCATTCAAAATCCTCGCTTTCTAAATATGAAAATAAAAGGGGCTTTTCTGCCCCTGTTCTATACATTTCATTCTTCTTTTTTAACATCTTTATAAACATAAGATGCAACTTCCTGTTGTTCTTTAGTTACTGTTGCATATCCATCTGCACCATTTCCATTTGCACCGAATGTTAATTCGATTTCAACTGAGCCTTCCGCACCTGAGGAGATAGAGCATTCTGTCAAATATCCTTGGTAATATTTAGATTTGAACTTGCCGGCATTTGTTTCAGTTCCTTCTTCTGCTAGGTTTACTTCCCAACATTCAACTAATTTGTCTTCCAACATAGCTTTTTCTAATTTGCCGATAATTGCATCACCTTTTGACAAAATAGATGTTGATGTGATTTCAATTTCTGCCACTGATGGAGTACGAATACTTCCATCTTTTGTAGCAGTTGTATCTGCATCTTTAGAAATATTACGCTCGTTTTCTGTAGGGAAAGCAATTGCACTTGCATCTTCTTTTTTTGAATCTTCTGCGACTCTGAAAAGGTAAATTAATTGTTTACCTTGCACTGCTTCAACTACTGAATCTGCGAACATTTGTAAATCGAACTTATTCATTATTTCTTTCCTCCTGTAATTCTAAAATCCAACTCAAGAACTCCATGCATCAATGTTGTTCCTGTACTTGTATCTGACAATATCCGTTGGTTGATATTGCTAATCTGAAAAGCAAAATTGCTTGTTCTGTTAATCTGTCGAGCTACATTTTTCACTATCATCATGATTTCCGACAATTCTCCACGTTTCCTTGGGTTGTTGTGCCAAACATCCACAACTTGCGTGATATTGCCTAAAACCATTGTTTTGTTTCCGTAATCATCGACTAGTTGACTTGATCCTATGTATACAAACGGATAGGGTGTCCCTTCGTCCGGTAGACACGAGTCATAAACCTTAATTTTTTTGCTTTTCAATGTTTTTTCTAATTGCACTTTTAGCGCAATAAATAACTCCTGCTGTGAATCCATTGCATCACCTACTTACATAGCTTTTTCATATCGGATTTGAAGATTGGCACTTGTCGATGATATGCAGGGCCAACGAAAGGTTGCGCATCCATGAAACGTGTACCATGTTCAACATAAGGTGCATATTCTGTTGTCGGTCCTTCCGCATATTCAAAACCACCTTTGCGTATTTCACCTCTGATACTTCTTTTGGTTGTCCCTGTGGAATATCCTTTTGTGAATACTGCATTTTTACCTGTGTTCCTTTGCATTTCAGTGCCATTTTGTTTAATTACTGTTTTCACATCATTAAGTGTGCAGTTTTCCTTTAACTTCTTCTGAAGCTTTTCCAATCCCTTTATTTCGATTTTTGCCATTAGTACACCTCCGACAAAACAAAAGACTCCTTTGTTCGGAGTCTTCGTGAATAATCTGCTTTGTATTTTTTTGTACCGATTCTAATGAAATCAAAAGGCTTGTCATAGATGTTTTGAATATGGCAAGTCAAGCTACCTTGTCTAATTTGTCCGTATATTTGCATCATCGTTTGTGTTTGTGTATCCATTACAGATGCCATTACCATATCTTCTACAATCGAATCATCATCATAATTGCCTGTTTGCTCATTGTAAGAACCTTGTACCATTCTTTGAAAATAAATAGGCTTGTCATACCTCATAGAAATCTAACCCTTCCTTTATTTTGATTGGCTTGCTCATCTCTCCAGGATTGAATCTCAGAAGAGAAAGAAGAGAAGTCATCATCATTAAATGACATTGACTCCCCTTCTACTGAATGTGTTTGAACACCTTCAGAACCAATCCTATTAAAGCGTTTGATGGACACTTCAGTAATGATATATTCTAGTTCATCCGGTATGATTTTTACGCTTAGAAGCGCTTTAAGTCGACCTTCCGTAAGTCTTACAATGGTCTCTAGCTTTTCATCATCAGTTTGCAAGCCAAGAAGCAGTTTTACATCATTTAATACGGTTGTTGTCGACATCTTTAATCACCTATGCCTTTAAATCAACAACTACATCGCCTTTTGATACTGCTTTGTAGTTTCTGTCACATTCTACAACAGTGCAGTGATTAGATTCTGCTGCTTTGATATCTGCTCCTGCTTCGAAGTTCTTCCATGATTTAACATCTGTGCCATATGCCACTGTTTCTTCAGAAGCTCCTACCTTATATTTGAATTTGTTGTTCATAGATTGTAACTGTTCATCAACTGCTACCTTAGTAGTTCCTGTTTCTTCACCTTTAGAAGCTGTTAATGTTAAATTACGCAATGTCTGAGTGTCAGAACCACCTACTGCAAAGTGTGCAATTGCATCTTGGTATTCACACATTAAACGTAATCCCATGATAGCGAACATATCAGAAATAGCACGATCATAGTTTCCTTCTACATGGAATCCTAAGAAGCCAGTAGTACTGTCAGTAGTATATGAAAGTCCTGCTTTAACAAATTCAGAATCGCTTGGATCTACGTAATATGCAATGATGTTGTTCATTGGAGTGGCTACTACTGTTTTTTCTGCTACTCGGTCTGTTAAGAATACAATATCTGCTCCTAAGAAGCTCTTAATGTATGTTAAACCGAATGCAGTCTGCATAGATACATTAGCTTCTCCTAAATAGCGGTAAGCATCCAATGTGTTGACGAATACAGCAATACCAGTAGTATTTCGTTTCATCTTCTGGAATTTGTGTTTAACATTACCGATTGCCATCGCAATTGCCATTTGCCAAGTTGCTTCATGTCCTACTAAGCTACCTGAGTTCAACTGTTTATATAAGCGATCAGTGATGTTATCTTGCAAATCAATACGGAATTGTTCATCTGTATCAGATACTGCAGCTTCATATCCTTTCTCTGCAATTGCTTCAATTGGAACGGCTTTACGGAATTTCTCGATTTGAATTGTATCAAAAACTTCTTCTTCAACTTTATATTCGCTTAATGGAATTGATTCACCTTCTGCTACATGTCCATCTTTTAATGTTCCTGTTACTTTCTTTGTTTTTAAAACAGAACCATTTGCTTTACGGATTGGACGAATGATTCCTAATACATCCAATAAAGCCTGGATATTCTTTCCAAAACTAGTAACAAAATCAATTTCGTGTGCTCTAACTTGGATGTTGCCTGTTCCTGTTAATCCTTCAGGTGCTGCGAACATTTGCAAGTTCATACCTTTATAAATTTTTTTCATATGTTAGTTCTCCTTTTTCTATTACTGGAATAAATCCATATTCTCCGCAATCATGCGTTGTCTTTCCATTGGATCAGTGATATTCATGATTGATTCACGAGTTACCCCCTTGTTTGAACCACCACGTTTAGGACCGTTGCCTTTCAGTTTTTCTTTAACTGCTTTTTCTACTTCAGATTCAAACATCTTAACAAATGCATCAACCGCTTTCTTTGTTTTATCTGCATCTTTATTAACTAGAACAGATAAAAGACCATCTCCAACGTTAATATCATGCTCTGCGCACATTTTACGTGCTTCATTTGTCATTTCTGCGATTGCGTTTTTTGCTTTCAATTCATCTAGCTCTTTTTGCACCTTGTCACGTTCTGCTTCTGCTCGTTCTTGTGCATTCATTTCAGCTAAGCGCTCAGCTTCTTTTTTTCTTTTTCTTGATCGGCTTTCCAACGTGCAAATCTTTTGTCAAGAATCGCATTCAAATCTTTATCTGAATATTTCTTTTCAGATGATTTGTCTTTTTCTTGGTTGTCTTGTCCCTCAGTTGATTGAGTGTTTTCTGTTCCTGTACTCTCATTTTCACCGGAAGTTTCATCTGCAAAAAGTTGTAAGCAAAAAGGTAGTCTGTCATTGAATTTTTTCATATTTATATTTCCTCCTATTTTTCTGACTTTGCTTGTCAATTTCCCATATCTTTTTTAGGCTTAAATGCTTGGCCTATAACCCATACAGTTTAACGACGTAAATGCTTGGTCTTGTTTGGTAGTGTGGATATGTAGGCTTTATAAGTCTTGGCTTTTCCACAAAAAATGCACCGTTGATTACGTACTTCAACGATGCATTCTAGCCATTGATCAAAATAAACCTTTTCGACACGCTCCAAATATTTGTGATTACACATCTCTCAGTTCCACACATTCAGGATATGCTTCTTCTGTACTTTTGCATCCAATTCTGAAGAAATTAATTGCTAATTCTCCAGCAAGGTCCAAACCCGAGATATACAACGTCTTGCTATCTTTATCAGGTTCGTAATATCTACAAAGTGCGTCGGATGTTTCGTCGATTGAATTGGCCAATGTCAAAAATAGTACTGAGATAGCGCTGCAGACGATATCCTTTCCTATCGGAGCGTAACGAGCATGGCCATGTACTTCAATCAGGCAATCACTTTCTGTCTGTTTAATCTTAATTTTTATCACATAGTATCACTCCCTTGCATAATAAAAGGCCACTCGTTTGAGTGACCTAACTATTTAGAATCCTGGAATAATGTCTTTGACATCCTTTAGAGTATTCTTAACTTTTTGAAGCATAGAATTTTCAAATAAATATTCAATTCCCTTCGGAGTGATAATCATATTTGTTAAATCACCCCAAATAATGCCATCTTTTGTTCTTTGAGGATTTATACCTTCAATGTATCCATCCTTTAATAATCCAATAATTATATATTGCCAATAATTTTCCGGTATAGAATATTCATCATTTGTTAAAAATCTTCTATCTGGTTTTTCACCTTTTTTCAAGCAATCATATAAGTACTTAAGTACCTGATATACAATTACAAAATAATCATCTCTTGCCACAACTTCCTCCTAAAACATAGCTACTTATCTACGAAACCTTTTTTCGGTTTTTTTAATTCTTCTTGATGTTTCTCAAAAGCTTCTTTAATTTCCTGTGGAGTATCCGGCTTTAATACCTTTTTTTTAATTGTTGACTTTTCCCTGTCAATGTAAGGATACCAAATTGGCGCCCAATGCATGATTATATTTACCTCCTTAATTTAATTTCTACTAATCGTTTGATTTCTTTTGATATTTCATGAGCGTTATCACCATTTATAAAACAATCACTAAAAGCTTCTGCCATAGTTTCTGAATAACTTTCGGATGCATATCCTGAAATATCTTCAATCAATACATTTAATCTTTTCCCTTTAATTATACCTTTTGCTTGGAGATTATTAAAGGCTTCTAAGACTACTTTTCCAGATTCATTACAGTTGTTCCATGCATTTTCCTTTTGCAATGTATTTTTATAATTAATATTCCTATTCAAAAATACAAATTCTAAAACGTGTGCAGCTTCATGCACCATATCGCTTTCAATTGTTGTCCCCTTCATCCAATACCCTATATTTACCTGCTCTTTTATAAGGTTTCTATAGGCGTCGGGGTCTTTAAAAAGCTTAGGATTTAAGCTAATGTCATTTTTACTTGGTCTAAACACCATTGCTCCATTATCTGAAGTTGCTATACGCTTTACATATTTATTGATTTCCGGATATTGATTTAGCATGTTTCTTAAGCTTTTAAGTGATCTTGAAACACTTGAGTAATTAAGCTCTTTTACAGACTCGTCTATCTCAATATTAAAATCATTCTTCCATTCTGTGGATAAATCGGCATAACGCTTATCGTTTGATGCTTCCGTGAGTTTACTTTTTACCTTTGACATTAAAAAGCCTTTGCTTTTATCTGATTGCCTTTCTTTCCACTCATCAAACCTTAAACTATGTTCTCCATTTGCTAGGCCATCTAGCCATTTTTCATACTCCTTACAATCTGAATATGGTGCCGTTGCACAGTGACAATTTGGATGCATAGGTGGAGCGTTTTCTCCTATTTCCATGTCTTTAAGCTTGAATGTTTTGCCATCCATTTCTTTACATAATGGACACACGTCTTTTAATCCGCACGCAATATATTCATACTCATCTATTCCGTTTGATTCGTAAGATTCTGCCTGTGCTTGTGTTTGAACTCGCGCAATTTCTGTTCGCAACAATCTTTCTGCATTGCATCTTGATACATCGAATTTCTTTCGTATCTGAGGGATAAACTCTCTTGGATTCTTACCTTGAATCAATGCACTGGATAGAACACTGGATAAACTGTTTTTTAGCTGGTCTTGATTTACCCAAATTCGTTCTGAAAAGGTTGCGTTCTTAAAAGATGAATCTGCTACTGTTTTGGCCATCTTCGCATTGTCAATCACTGTATCACCTAAGATAGAAGCATTACGTTTGAGTTCTTCTAAATAGGCTCCTTCCAGTTTATCACCAGTATACGACTTCAATTCGTCATGGCCTGCCACAAGTTCTAATCCAATGTTTGCTTTTAAAAGCTCCAATCGGTTGACTTTCATTGCTAAGTTATAAAGTCTCATCTGTTCATTGGCTTCATCTGAAAAGTTCTTTTCCTTTACATACTTCTTAGCTTTTCTTTGATATGCTTGGATATCTATGTTAGAAACTCTCTTTTTGGCTTCTGCCATAGTGATGTTTTCTTTATTGGCATAGCGAGTAAAAAAGGATTCGATTTCCTTTTCAACCGAATCCATCATGTTTGCATATATTTCTTGTATCTCATCCGCATATTGCTTTTCATCTTTTAAGCGTTTCTTTTTCCATTCAAGCTCACGATCTCGCCAATATGTTTTACTGCTCATCGTTTTGTGAATCCTCATTATTTTGGAAGATTCGGTTTTCAGTTTCTACCATATCATTCTCATCTTCCTTTTTGATACGTTCCATTTCGGCATTCGTATCTTCAACTGCCGAGATAAACGACAATTGAGTTTCGTGAGACACGATTCCTGATAATTGTGCAGCAGTCTGTGCTTCTTCTAATAAGTTTGCAGGATAATTTTGTGTAAACTTGTATTCAACCTCAAGCCAGTCATTCTCAGAACGATGTGTGATCGCATTACTAAATAAGACTCGATATCTACGATTCATTCCAGATGTGAACTTACGCTCTTTCGCTTTTGCTAGGTTTGACATAGAAAGAAGTTTATATCTCAATGCAATACCTGAAGTCGTTCCAAAGTTCTCATCATTGATATTGGCCACCATTGAGTTTTGGAAGATTAAACGTTCTAATCTGTTAATTAGATTTTCCTGTGTTGCATCTGCATTAGGTTTTGACATGAAATCAACTACAATTCCATCACCACTTCCATCCATTGACTCAAAGTTAATTGTTCGATTATCTCGAATGTGTACCAAATCTGACTCTTCTAATTTAGGACCTAAGATTTTTAAATAGGCATCTGCAAAGTAATCAACATCATTTGCTTTTTCTGACATTGCCTTGTTATAGGCATTAATCAAACTGTATGTTGATTCAAAAATAGACATACGTTCTTCATTTTCAATAAATTCAGTGGCCGGAATATCATTGAATCCATGCTCTACGCCATTAAATACATGAAGACCGCCTTTATCATTGAACTCATACTTATATGTTTTGTCATAGATATACCCACGCATAACCTCGTCTACAATCTGATATGTTACGAAATATCTAGGTTTCTGCACTGTTGATTCATCATAAACCATGAAGCCTTCTCTTGGATCTAAATAAGTGATTCCTAAATTTCCATAATCATCATTGAAATACAATTCATATCCTTTTCCAAAAACACTACAAATCTTAGATAGTTCTGCATTGTTGTCGTCCTGATCATTGTATTTATCTAGCAAGTTGATATAATCATCAATTTCTTTGTTCTTAGAAGATACTTTGATTGGAACCCCAATAAAAAAACCGTTGAATGTGTCAACAATGTATTTCGCAAAGTTGACCACAACACGGTTATCGGGTTTATAGGTTTCTTTATTGGCTTGATGCAAGATTGGATAATCTCCAATATAGGCATCATAAAGCTTTTTATATCTGCTTGTTATTAATGTTTTATGACTTGTTATCAATCCATTCAACACTTCAATGTTAAGGATGTCTTTATCGTCAGATAGCTTAAATATCGTATCCGGTTTAATAATGTATGCGTTCATTAAATACCTCCTTTAAACGTCCTTACTTTAACTCGGCCAAATGCATATTTTTCTACTGCATATCGCATTGCATCCATCAAGTGGTTGAAATCATCAATTGGTCGATTTATTTTGTTTCCTAATCTATCTTCATCCCATGTATAGTTTCCTATTTCGGTTATGAAATTAACACATCTAGGATGAATGATAATTTCAAAATCTTGAATATATTGAATCCCATGCATAATGGAATCTTTTCCTTTTTGTGACTTTTCAACACGAAGGCCATACCCTCTAAGCTCATCAATCGACTTAGGCTCTGCACAGTCTGCCGTGTAAGACTTCTTTTGATAATGTGAGCTTTCGATCTCCTCATAAAGCCTTTTGTTGGAAAGGCCTTTTTTATACACCTCATCCCAAACATAAAGTTTTTTATGTTCTGTATCAATGAAACCTATAAAAACTGCAGCAGGGTCATTCGTATACCCAAAGTCAATACCATCTACAGAATCACAGTTAACGACTTGATCTAGTGTATATTCTTCCTCTTTCCAATTCTCATAAACCAATCCATCAACAATACCCCAATTTCCTAATCCGGCCACCTGATATCGTCTAGGATTGTTCTTCTTCATATTTTCGAACAACCTTAAATCGGCATCATCCAACCATTCATTACACTTATAATTGGTTGTGATAGCCAATATGTCAGGATCATTCTCTGCATCAAAGAATCTTTTTTTAAGCCAATGGTGTTCATTCCCATTTGTGTTCATGTAAGGTCGTTAATCTTACACCGCTTTCGCAGCTCATTGTTACCAATGAGATCAGACTATATCACCATCTTGAATTTTCAAGATACCCCCCATTTCCGCTCACTTGAGCGTACTCCATTAAAAAAACCGCATTAATTGCGGTTAGGATAGTCGTTAAACTTTTTTTATTTTCATTCCGTTAATAACACATTCGTTTGATTTAGATAATTTATTTATTAATTTAGTTGATAAATTATATCTCTTTTGTAATTGATATCCGCTTATAAATACTTCACCTGTTGTCTCGTTTATATACTTTCCAGTTAGTTCGATTTCTATAAGCTCTCCAGATTCAACCATTTTATAAACCTTATGCCTTGTAACACCTAAACAATCAGCAGCTTCTCTCATTGATGAAAAACATTGTTTTCCATCTGGTGTAGAAACAGGCTTTCTTATTGAATTGTTTAGATCTTCTTTTTGTTCACCAGTCCATACATTTGCTATGGTCTTTTTGTGCTTTTCTGTATAAGCGATTTCTTTATCTATTGCATCTTTTTTTGTGCTTGCAGTATCAACGATTGCTATTTCAACATCTTTGAACAATTCAAGATTGTTTGCAATCATGTATTTATGTATTGGCTGTTGACGTGTTTTATCTCTGAAGCCTCTTCTATGCTCATTGATACGAGCACCGATTGTCCGTGTGCTTCCTACATAAATAATCTTTTGTGTTTTAATTTCTCGAAATAGATATATGTAATAAAATGGTGTTTGTTTCATATCTATATTTTACCATTATATTTCATTCCAAGCAACAAACGAAAATAAAACTTAGCTTTTGATTGCCCTCTCTTTCGAGTAGGGTTTTCCAAAAATTAAAGGGGTTTTCATATAAAATCACTTTTATATGCCGCAAAATCTACGGGTTGAATGTAATCATCCACTGTTTCCAAAGATGTGGTGGTAACTCACCACGAATTGACTCATCTAGGGTATCAAAGTCTTTTTCACTTGTTATCTCATAGGCTTCTTCAAGCCATGCCCAACACAAATATCCATACTCAACAGTAATAGATGTTACTTTTAATGGATCGTCGAGTCCTCTAAAGAGAATCTTTTGCCCAGTTGGAAGATATGTTGCCTCCAAAGGCGAATATTTAAATTCCCATAAGTGTTCAACCTCTAGTCTCCTTGTTGCCCATTTTAAATCCGTGAAACACGAATCTTTAAGCGTTCGATAAGTCTTACGCACAACTAATGTATTCGATTTATCGTATTTCATCATGTTGTATATGATGCGTAATGCAGTTGTTTTTGACTTCTTAGAAGCACGAGAACCTTTGCATGCAGCATAACGTCCTCTGAAATTCCAATAGGATTTATATCCTTTCCCTACTATTTTAGGTAACTTAATAGTTTTAGTCTTCAAGATCATCCTCTCCTTCAAATTTAGGGACTACGATTTCTGCTTGAACTTTGTCTGTAAACAGTGAATATCTTTTTCCAAGTAATTCCGCAGCTTTATTTGCATCAGAAAGCTTTGCAGGAATCTCAACGATTTGAGGAACTTCTTCTTTGACCGTTTTCTTTCTTGGTTTTCCATCTCCTGTATCAACATACTCTGAATGTTCTTTTGTCACTGTGACAACAACAGATTCTTTCATTTCTCGTCGCATTACTTTTGTGAGGTATTCCATGACTTCTTGAACATCTGCTATCTTTCCGGAACTGACTTTTTCAAGTTGTTCATCAATATAATCTTTGACCTTAGCATTTCTTAGCAATTTAGCAGCACACACTGCAGCGGAACTATCCTTTTTAACATTTGGATATACTGCTTTATATGCCCTTGTTGCATTCAGATCAATCAAATACTCGTCAACAAATAGTTTCTGCTTTTCTGTCAGATTAGCCATAGAATTCCTCCTCTCTTGCGTAAAAAAAGCCAAGACATCTGTCTTGACATAATTTCTTATGATATTAGTTTACCACTTATTCAAGTACACAGTGTGCACCAATATAATAAAAGCCCATTTACCGGCCATATATATGGACTTATTCTTTATATATAATATTATTCTAATTAGATTGTATAGTTAATCTTGTTTGATTTCGGATCAACATAAAATCTAAAAGCTTTCTTACCGTAATCTTTTGCGTAATACGTTACGCCATCACGTGTAAAGTGAGTACAAAAAATAACTTTTTGTTGCTTCATATTACATTCCTCCTTTCACAATCTTGAAAGGAGCGTCGCAAAATGATACAATTCAATTGATCTATTGAAGAGTTTAGCCGCATTTTGTGTGCTCATCTCAAGATTTTAGAATCAAGTTGCAGCTTGATTCTTTTTTTATATTCAATGTTCAAAAAAAGCTGAACATTCAATATAGTCTATTTTTTAAAATTTTCAACTTGTATCTTTGCACATTGCCAAGATACTTTACAATTTTTCACGATATCATTTGCACTCATATTTTTTACTAAATCCATAGGAACTAAAAGCTCAGCTGCAAATGTATTTGCTTGCCATTCCGGGTTTATATAGAACGGAATTTCTTCGTTTACTCTTGCAAAACGAATGTGATTCGCCGTATGGAAAAGGTAATGAAACAATTCATGCGCTAACGTGAATCTAGATCTCCCGTCTCCATTAATTGCTTTTTCGTAAACGTCTGACCGCACTACCATCTCATGAGTATCAGGATATGTTATAGCGTAATGTCCAGGTGTGATTTCATCTGGCTCAACAATACTCAGAGAAAATTCTTCATCAATTGTTGGCAACACAACATCAAGAAACTTAACTATCGGAAAACAATATCCCTTAATATTGAAAATTTTTCTAAGTCTTTTAGCAATTAATCGAATCTCATTTCTTGACAAACCATCCGCCTGGCACATTGTACTCATAAGCAACTAATCCTCCTTTAATACTTTTTCAATAGCTTTGATTTGATTCTCTGTTAATGAATCAAACTTTCGAGCAAAAGCATTGGCTAAGCCCGCTAAATCAGCATCTTTCCCAATCAGATTTATATTCACGTTCTGTTTAGATAAATCCGCTGCTTTTTCCAGATTTTCTATCTCATTCTGTGAAAGACTGTATAAAGAAGTTAATGAACTAATAAAAGATTTTGGAATTGCTTTTTTTCCATGCTCAATCGCAGATAAATACGATGATTTCACACCTAAACTATCCGCCATTGTTTTTAATAGTTCTCCTCGATCTAAACGAATTTTTCTGACTTCCTTCCCAAACGCTGTAAGCATAAAGCAGTCCTCCTATCATTTCTCTAATGTCCATAGATATTATCTCATAAAAAATTAATATGTCAACTTTTTAAAGTTATCATTTTAACTTTGTATGGGTTAACTTTTTTTACACTAAACTGTGTATCTCATTTCTTATATGTTTCCATAACCCTTTTCTAGAATATCCATATTTATCGGCTACATCATATGTATTCATATTCCAGAAGTATAGATCAAACAAAATATTCTGGTCTTGCAAAGATAAAAGCTCGATTGCTCTGCATTCATTTAAACGTCTGCGATAATAATTTATTTCTTCCACTTTTAAAGTTTCTTCTTCCATCATTCCTAAAGGACTTGTATAAGAACCATGAAAGGTCGGCATAGGAGCACTGGATTTCTCCTGCTCCTTTGTCAACCTAATTGGATTATGGCTTAGTCCTAACATTTTATGATTCAGAACCTCAAGTTCCTCGTTTAATTCAATGATTCGATGGCAGCAATAGTTTGCCGACTTCAAATCATTCAACATTTGATTTACTTTTAATTTGTTCATTTTGTCCACCTACTTCTTCTTTGTGACAACTGACCCTCTATGCCAGGACTCTTCCCCACTACGATATCTTCTTTCGTTTGCTCTTTCCTGGTGTTTCTTATATTCTTTTAAACCTAAATTCTCACGTTCAAGCTTGACGATGTATTCGGTAATTTTTAAGACTGCTTTGTTTAGCTCGAAGAAATCTTTTTCTTGTAAAATTCTATATCTGATATGAGTATGTAATCTAATACACTCCTTTTGAATTAATTCATCGTGAATATCATATTCAGTTATGCTCATCACTTCGTCTCCTTAAGTCCTTTTTGTTTTGCTCCAATTCATTCATTAATACTTCATTCTAGTATTCCAGGTTGTTGATTCGTTCTCCTGCTATCGTTGAATACAGAATTAAACTGATTATATTTCCAATAAATAAGCCAATCGACAACCACATCATTCAATATATCCTCCTAAATAATTATCTGTATATTTATCAGACTCAAACTCTTCAATCATCATTGTGAATCTTTTTCTCCAAGGATCGCTAGCTTTCTTCAATAACGTTTCTTTCATTTTTTCTGCATTCGCTTTTGATGTGAATATTCCATATGCGTGTAATTCACATCCACACTCTTCTTCGTATGCATCTTCATACAGTAGATATAACTTCATTCTCAATCCTCCACAAATTCAATTTGTTCTCTTCCAACAATAAATCTAGCACCATCTTCAAATTCAATATCAAATAAAGTTTTAACAACTCCATTACGTATTAGTCTATGCTTCACATCTATAATGTTTCCGATTTTACCAACGTAATATCCAGAAGTCCAATCCGCTAAAAAAAGCACGTCATTATCGTTTAAATACAATAGTATAGCTTTACGCATTATTCAATCACCTCACAATTTGCTAGAATATCTGTAATTTTTTCACTCTTATTAACGTCTTTGAAATACCCTTTTTCTTTCATTACGACTAAAGGATTTATATCTTTAAACTTGTATCCGTTTGCATAGCTTTGTAACAAATCATATTCAAACTGATTTAATTGATATTTTCGCTTAAATGTCTTTAACATCCATTCCATTCTCTTTCTAGCACATGTAAAACGCTTATCGTTAAAATAACATTGATCACACAAACTATTTCGGCACGTTGTAGGTTTTCCATTTACTAGCGCAAACTCATAGCCTGCATATTTGATTTCGTCTTTATAATGTTCAAGATTTGTTTCTTGCTTTTCTTCTTCTAACCAACCTAATTCTTTGCATTGCTGGATGATTGCTTTTAGTTCTGAATCCGTGATAGTTACGGAGTCAATAACCCCTTTTGCTTTCACAAACCGCTTCTCTTTAACAAAAAACTCAAGTATAATATTCTTTTCATAGAGTCTATACGGAATAACTTTATCTTTTACATATGCAGCTTCATCGGCAAGTTTATATCCAAGCTCTTCAAACATTTCTCTAGCAGTCATATTCCCTTATCTCCCTTTTTTAATCGTCAATAGCCTGTTTAACTTGTTTCAAGTCTAAATCTACGTTAGAAACTAAATCTGCCATACGATTGTTAGAATAGCTCTGTAAAGCCGATTCTAGCGTTGTATGGTATGAGATAGGCTTTTGTACGTCTATCACATTTCCCTCTTTATCCTTGCCCTTTCCAAACATTACAAGGGCGAATGAACCACTGCTAGAAGTGATTGCATAATTGTTTTGTAATCTAATCATTTTCTACAACCTCTCCATTTTCAAAATGATATTTTTTTAAAATATCCTCAAATTTCAATTTTAAAGGTTCTGTCGATAATACAATGTAATTTTCGTTTAATTCCTGTCCATCAAACAAACCGACAATATATCCAAAACAATCACCGAAAATATACCATTCAGTTAAAGGTATCATTTGAAATTCATCTTCGTCTTTAATACCTCTTTCTTCCATAAAATCTTTCAGTTTTTTAACTTCTAACATTTTATTACTCATTCCTCTCACTTTTATAACTGCCTGTTAACAACAATAACAATAAAAACCAATAACTATAATTTGCACACATATAACAAGTAATTCCTATTATTGCTAGGTTGTATAACATACAAGCTATTTCAACCATTTTCTTTCTCTCCTATTTTTTGCATTCCAGTATGCCAGCAATAATAGTAATAATGATAAGTACAATTTCAATGATTCCTGGAAGTAATACCAACCACCAAGACCATGCAATTACATTAATTAATTTCAAAATTATAAAAACAATTGTCAGTATTTCTAAAAATCCCATTTTATTCCTCCTTTAATGATTCCAATTCACGAATAAAATAATCCATCATCGTAATACGTTTTTCTTTTTCATCAATTCGTTTGGCTAAATTGCTGTATTTATCTTCCATTCCAATAAACACATCTTGATTCAATATTCTTTTCATATCTTCAATTTCCATGTCTCTGAGATTAGTTTCTACTCTAATTCTGTCTCGATATACATGGATTAAATCATCAATTTTGCTCATTACTTTCTTTCTCACTTTCTTTAGTAAATCTATCGACTAATTCTTGCAATAACTCAAAATTCATTTCTTCTTCTTTTGACATTTTTGCTAAATCATCATTTTTGTAATCTTTCAGTTCTTCAACGAATGCTTTCTTAATCATCATCAATGCACGTTGGTATTTATATGCTTCTGGATATTTTTTCATGTATTCAAGCTCCTTTCGTAAATCGGCCATAGTCTCAGTATCTACTGATTTTACTTTGCTCATTCGCTCATCGTATTCTTCTTTCGTAACGATTAGCTTGAATGGTGGATTGTCTGCGTGCTCATACATACATTCTTGGCAAGTCTGACAAGTGATTTTCTTTGTGTAATGTTTGCAATATAAGCATCCCATTTGACCACGAATATCTGGACTTCCCCAAGTACCTGGATAACTTCTCCCACAAAACTTTTTCCTACCATGCCCCATCTTAATGATGTGCCTACATCCCTCACACTTTTCATCATAGAAATATGAATGTGTAGGCAAATCATTCCATCTTTCACATACTTCATATTCTTCAAGTTTGCCACGATCGTTAGGAATCTTGATTTTAATTTCTTTGAGCATTAATTAAAAATCATCCTCCTCATTTGAATCATCATTAATAATTGCGTTGTATAAGTATTCAATACGTTCTCTGTATTCCTCTTTTGTAATCTCTGATAAAGACTTTTTAAATCCTGTAGGCAACAATTTAAATCCAAATTCTTTTTCAAATTCATCTAAATCTTTTTCTGTCATATTTGCACCTCATCACTTTTCTTTTTGTTCTAACATGCGAAATTCTGAATAGTCGACTCTTTTCTTTACTGTTACCACTTCATCATCTGCAGGCATATAGAACGTTAATCCACACTGATTCGCAATAAGTTCTTCAATTCTATCTAGAACCTTCAACGCTTTTTCTTCTGTTGAATAAACGCCTAATCTATCAGTGACTCCTCCTGCACTCTCGCAATATATTACCCAACCATCTGATTCATTACACATGAACATTAAATTGATATCTGCTAACATATTTCTTTTTTGGCTTCTAATCCACATCTTAATAGCCTTCTTTCAATCTTTGATAATTCACTTTGTTTTTATCGCAGTAAGCTTCGTAAATTTGTTGGATGTTGAATCCAATGTATTCACTTATTGCGATTAATTGAAGAATTCTTCCTTTCGGACTCATTAATAAATTGCCTAATGCTAACGATAATCCATCCGATTCAATAAGCACGCGATATGTATTTAATATCCTGTTAATTTCATCTAATGTATAATGATCAAAATATCTAGTTCCTTTTAAATTCACATTTACATGAATCAATACAAAATGCCAAATATCAACTAATTCTTCTAGCACTTTTTTTCTATCAACAGGAGCTTGGCTTTTCTTCCACCAGCACCAGTCGCCTTTTAGTTCATGAGTGAATTCACCAATCTCATCAAGTGTGGCCAAGTCAATCTGTTCCTTTGAAATTGTAGTCAAGCCAAACTCTTTCATGATGGCCGAATTCAGCTCATCTTGTTTCTTTAGCATTGTCTCAATCATGCGTAGTTCTGAGTCTTTCATTACTTTTCCTCCTTGTTGTCTTTTGATGAAATCCATTCAAGCGTTTTGAATGTTTCCTCGTTTTGTTTTTTTGCTTTAAAACTTCGCCATTCTTCATCAGAAAGGCAAATCATCCGATGCAATCTCAAGAGCATCAACTTCGGCTTGTTGAGTCAAGCTTTGCGCATACTGCACATTCGATTGATTGTGATTCCTTGTCTGAGCTCCATACGATTGATTCTGAGCGTAACTTTGAGTGCCATAGGTATTTGTAACTCCTAGAGTGTTTTGCTCGTTAAAATCATTTCTAGGTGTCAAAAACTGCACGTTCTCTGCGATGACTTCTGTGACATAGACTTTTTGCCCTTGCTGGTTGTCGTATGAACGTGTATTGATTCGGCCTTCAATGCCCAGCTGATTCCCTTTCTTCTGGTACAGTTGGATGTTGTCGGCCAGTTTGTTCCAGGCTACGCAGTTGATGAAATCAGCCTCTTGTGTTCCGTCTTGATTCTGTCTTCGATTGACTGCCAAGGTAAACGAACACACGCTTGTTCCGCTCTGTGTCTTTCTGAGCTCTGGATCACGTGTCAATCGGCCAATCAGAACGACTCTGTTGATATCCTGCATAGGCTCACGCTTTCAATCCGCAATCATTCGCGATTGCCTGCATAGATTCGACCATCATCTGACGCATCTTTTTCGTATCTGCAGTAACCAAGTCGACCAGGTCGTTGAATTCCGCCATGTTGATTGTGCTCTTGAAAGCTTGATACTTCTCAACAAGTGTCGGTTCGACTTCTGGCTCTTCTTCCTGGATGGATTCAACCACCTGAGCTTCTTCTGGTTTTGATTCAGATGCTGCATTGACTACGACCTCCGTTTTTTCTTCGACTTGCTTTTTGACAGCGGGTCTTCCACGTCGCTTTGCGATTTTCTCGACGATATCCGATTCACGGATATTCATGCCGTTGATTCGGTATGGTGCTACGTTGTCTGTATCGTCAACGTATGCGATAAGTCCTTCTCTGTCCACTCCTGCACAGTGATAAACGACTTTATCACCAGGAGCGTATTTGAGTTCTTGTTTTTCGATTTGTTTTTTAGTTTTCATTTTCACAGTTCTCCATTTTTGATTTTTTCCTGCAGCTGCGCTAATTCGCTTTGCAGTTGCTCTTCTGACATCTGGACTGGTTTAGCATAGAACTTCTCATCCAGCTGGATTGCTTTGATTCCTGGGTTGTCTTCTTCACGTTCCGCTTTGCTCCATTTCTTCAAAAGTCCTTTCCAGTCCCTGATAGGGTCATTGCCTGTCTTCCATCCGGTGGATTCATAGTGTTTCCAAAACTTTTTGGCATCTACGTTCAAGTTGTGTTCCTGGATGTAGTCCACGATTTCTGAAATGGACGGTTTAACAAAACAGTCAGTCCAGTCAGTCTGCACATTTTCGTTTGTTGCACTTTTTGACGCAGCCACACTATCTAACTTCTGACTACTGACTGACTTATTTCTAGACTCTAGACTCTTATCTCTAGACTCTAATCTCTTATCGGACAATGTCCTTTTTTTGTCCGGGACAATGTCCTCCACTTTGTCCTTCGATTTTTTCTCTGTTTTTGAGCTCGTTTTTCGAGTGTTTTTTGAGCCTTTTTTAGGACTCTTTTCAGACGGATTTTTCTGTTTATTTTCACGATACAATCGCTTTTTTTGTGCCCATCCGGTCTCTGATCCAATCATCGATTCATAATTTGCAATCTTCATCACATTGTTCTCAGACACTACAATCAGTCTTAAATTCTGGAATAATTCAAGGGCCGCTCTGACTGTGTCTGCGGAAAAAAACTTTGTGTCACGTGCAATTTTATCGACAGTGTATGGAACTAATATATTGCCAATTTTTGTAGCTAAAACACCATTTGTGTTTGATGTCATGGTGCACAATTTAATGTATAGGGTTACGTATTTACATCCGTCTTCCTGGGATAAAAGAAAATCGATTGCGTCACTTTCGAAAAAATCAGTCTTCAACTTGATCCAATAATAAACTTTGCTATTATCCTTGATTTCCGACATATGCAATCCTTTCTATTCTTCTTCTGGTTCTATTTCATTTATAACTACCATTACGCATGGCTTTTGTGCATATCTCTTGAAGACATGCAGGTCTGATACTTGCTTATCATCTTCGAAAGCCACTTTATTTAAGGAGTCCAGTACAACTTTTGCAATGTTGTCGGAATCTGGCTTCTTTTGTGGTTGGATTTCATTTGCGAGCATCTTATTTAGTTTCACTTTTGATACATTCTTAGGTGGTGAGAAATACGCGAAAATCTTCACTTCCAGGGACCCTTCCAGCATGCTTGGAGTGCCACACTGTTCCATGAAGCTTAATCGTACTAGATTCTCATATTCAACTGTTTTAGGTGGTGTATGCACACTTACATACTTACCACGATTAGAGAATCGAGGTCTTCCTTTGGACCCCGGTTCTCCTGGTACTACAAACTGATAACGCATTATTCTTTGATTTCTCCGGTTACTGGATCTTCACCAGGTTGTTCCTGATATTCTGCATCAAAGAATTCATTTGGAACATCTGCCATATCTTCTTCAATCGTTGTCTTGATTGATTCATCTGTATTCATTTGCTTAACGAATTCAGTTTTCAAAGGAGCATATTTTAACAATTTCTTTAAAACTGTTTTCTTGGCCATTTCATCAAAGTTTGTTTTCCATGGGCCGCTGCTATATGACTTAGAATATTTTTTCGCATGATCAAGAACATCTTCATACGACATGACCTGGAATCCTTGGCCACCATTCACTAATTTGAACGTTGCATAATAATAGATTGGCTTGCCTCGATTTGTTCTTGCAGGTTTATGTTTAAGTACTGGATCCATTCCAAGCTCATACTCAAACTCATCATTTTCATAAACGACTTGAGCATCAATCATCTTGACTTCGCCTGAACGATATGCCAGGTCAATCAATCCCTTGTAGCCAATCTGGAACTGACAAGCTCCACCATACGGAATCAGATAGGCTTGTCCTAACGGAGTGTTTGGCTCCAATCCTAATTGTGCTGCATTCATCATTGCAGCCAAGAATGACTGTGGAGTACATGATGCTAGCTTGGCATTATTAGATACTGCAGATAATGCGATTCGTGTGAATCGTTCTGGAGTCATTACACTAGGCAATGCCTTTGCGATTTCTCCTGACATAACAGAAATGTAATCTTTAATTGTTTGTGGCTGCTTTTTGGCCACTTTATTCGACTGCGTCTTTGCAATCATTCCTTGTTGATTTGTTGTAGTCATATAATTTATCCTCCTATTGTTCTTTGACTAAAAATCTTCTCATTTTCTTCTGTGTTAAGTATTGATCATAAAGTTCAGGCTCATCTTTTCTGAATTCTTTAGTATCGAATGTGTTTGATACCGATGTTTTCCATGTAACTTTGAATTTGTCGGATGTTCCGATACCAGAATCGCCTAAGTAGTTCTTAACTTCATTCTCATGTTTTTTCTGAATGTCCTGAAGCTCCTTGATTTTATCTTTGACAAGCTTCAATGCATTCAGTTCCTGCTGCAATGGAGTTAGATCCACAATGTTGTCTTCATCATTTTCTGCCGGATGAAGTTCACTGATTGCTTGTGCAGTGGAATCAGAACCATCGATTGGCGGTTCAATGTCATTCTCCACACAGTTCCAGAATTCTTCTTCTGTCTTAATCAACGCATCGATTTCCTCATCGCTTCTTAAAACCTCGTAGCAGTACAAGTCAACTCCAGGAATATAAATTGCTATATACCACTTAGAAAGGCCAGTAACCGCCATATAATGCATACACTGTGCATAATACTGAGGTGGAATGTTTCCTTTCGAATATAAGTCTTTGTTGTATTCAGACGTGGTCTTTATTTCTAGACCTGCATTCTCTCCAACAACCAATCTGTCAACGTTGGCCAACATGAATGGATGATCTACAGATTGAAATGAAAATCCACTCTTTCTGCATTTCTTACCGGTTTCTTCTTCCCAACGTTTGGCCACATAGGCTTCTGCATCTCGACCAAATCGCATACGCTCATTGTCAATGTTCTTATGGATTCGGCCAGTTTTTTCACACCATAGTGCATAAGCCGATTTGTATTTGTTCATACCTAGAACGGAACCGGCATCCGATCCACCGATTCCCTTTAGACGATTGTCCAGCCACTCTTCATGAGTAGCTGGTAACTTATGTTTGATTACTTTATTCATCTTCATTTGATTCATCCTCTTTTTCTTCTTCTGGTTCACCTGGATCATCAATGTAACGATTGTCGTTCCATTCTCTCCAGTCATCGATGTCTTTAAAGAATGGCATTGCTAGTTCTCCTTGAATGGTGGATGCTCCGCTAGAAATCTGTCCATTTCATCATCGTAGCATTCTCTACAGACTGCAAATCCAAATCCATATGCAGTATGTACTTCTCTCGATGTGTACATCTCACCATATTTGTGTAATCTGCCACATTGTGCGCATGGCACCATCTTTTCCATGTCTTCTTCATACGTTCTACATTCATCAGGAAGAAGAACATCTTCATACTTATGCAGCTTCGTGTTGTATTTACCTGCTCTAACGGACATAACACTTGCCTCTTTTATTTGCGTTGTTGATATCGCAATAACTTCTGATTTTTTGTTCCATATTGATGTCTCCCCCTAATGAATCTGATGATCGACTTTGTTCATGTTGATTTGTCTTTCAAGTTCTTTGGAAAAAGCCTGCGTACACGCTTTGAAGCATTCAGCGATTAGATCAGGCTTCATATTTGTAGTAATCCCAAAGATTAAAGCACCGGCTTTGGAGGATTCACCAGTTACAACCGGACTATCGAATCCAGGAATTACTCTCAATTCAAATGCTGCTTCGCAATTCTTAACTAGATTCTGGAATTCTTCTATAATTGCGTCACCCTCTTCTTCCGATACATCACCTTGTAGCTTTTCATAAAGCTCATTAAGCTTGTCATTCATTGCATTATATTTTTTCGACTCATCATCGAATTCATTCCCACTTTTTTTCAATACAAATTGTTTCATTTTTGATTTTCTCCTTTTTACCTTTACTCAAACCCTGCAACCTGGATATCGCAATCTGCTGATAGCCTAAATTCGAACCATTGTTTTTGCTTTATCTTAGGAAGTTTTCAAACCAGTTAGTTACAATTATGGATTTTTTGACGTGCTTGCAATTATAACGTGTTTTTTTGAGTAGGATAGGAGTATTGAAATATCATCAATCCGTTAAAGAAATATATTTTTTTTAGCAGACCACGTCACTTACGGCAATACCCAGGTTGCAAGATTTGAGATATATGTATATAATTTAGTTGTTCATTTTTGATTGGCCACTTTCCTAATAAGTGGTCTTTTTTATGCTCTGCATGACTTACGCAGCTTGATCAGATTGTCCAAATATGGCTGCAAGCCAAGAACATTGATTACTTTAGTTGTTGGCCATCCAAAACAATTGGATTCAACACCAAGTTTATTGAGTTCGGTTTTTACAGTTGCACTACAACATCCAATAATCTCTGCCAAGTCTCCTTGCGTGATATATGCATACTTTGTAAGCTTCTGGATCTTGTCCTCAACTTCCGCATCATATTCCTGACGAGATACAGTTCTTATAGTTTTCATATGTGATTCACCTCCTTACCAAATTTGCTTTGCTAAGATAACGAAATTTAACAATGTGACCATGAATCCAAATGCGTACAGGATAAACAACGTTCCTTTTTCTTCACTGTCGATTCTGCCACCTTTTTCAAAGATTACCTGGACATTGACTTCCGGTTGTTCCTTGGTTGGTTGTCCAAAATTGAAATCAGGAATATCCAATTGATTCTCCATCACTTGATCCGCTTTCTTAACTGTTGCTTTGTTCGCTGATGCGTTTGCTCTTGGCATGTTTAAATCCTTCACTTTCTATTTTTTCGATTACTTCATCCAATTTAAATCTGAAATTGAACTCTTCAATATCCTGCATTCCCAGATAATATAGAAGGTCAATATCTTCATGATTGAATACGTAACAATGTTCTTTATCCATATAACCTTCTGGCCATGGACATCCTGCATAGTCGTAGAGCTTTTTTGTTTTTGGATTCGCTTGAAGTCTTCCGATAATCATCAACTTCTTTGTTCCTTCTTTAAGAACCACGACACTTCCAATAGGTAATAATTCTTGCATGTTCTACTCCTTTCTACTGCGTTCTACTATGTTTCTACTATGTTCTACTACGTTCTGGTGCAGCACTTGAGGTGCCACTTCACTGTATTGATACTCATAGACTTTGGAATTTGATTTTTTAATCGTTTCAGTTATTGGGGATATCTTTAACGATATTTTGTTAGTAGTTTTGGAGGCTGTACTCACCTCTTTAATAAAGTGTTATTGTTATGCTAGATTATAGTTTTTTCTATATGTACATTTTTATGATCAAACCACTAAGTCTAATATCTGTTTTTTGCGAAAAGAGGTATTTCTTTTTTGTATCAACAGTATTCTGCTAGAAAATTTAAGGGGTTTTATTTTGAAACAATCTACTCCTGAACAACTGCATGTGATAAGGTCTGTAGAGCACTGATCCAGGATTCGATTGGACTTGAACGAACAAACTAGCAGGTTTATGTATAAGAGCTTTTCTTAGGCTCTCGAAGCAACACCTCAAGTACTGACCAGAGTATTTCTGCATTTATGTGCACTTATTAAAATTCGATGATACTATGTATCCTGGAAGGAGGTGATTTATATGCGTAAATGCTTTTTTTGTTACACCTATTGGCGACAAAGGGTCAGAAGTTCGTATTCATTCTGATCAAGTGTTGAGGCACCTGTTGAAACCAGTATGTTCAGAACTAGATTTTGAACCTATTCGAGTAGATAAAATTGCTAAGACTTCAGTTTTAACAGATGACATATTCAACCACTTAAAAGATGATGACCTTGTAATCGTAGATATCACGGGTCACAATCCTAATGTTTTTCTTGAACTGGGCTACCGTATGGGCCTTGGTAGACCGTACATCATCATTCAGGACTGTGAATATAAAGCAAACTACCCTTTTGATATTTCAAATATTCGTATCATGTCTTATAGCCTGGACCTAGATGGTATTGAAACTTCAAAAAGTGAACTTAGTAGTTTTATCAAAAACACAGACTTTTCCAGTCTAAACACTATAAATGTTTTTCCAGATGTCCCAGGAGAATCAAATTTAGAAGTCATTCGTGAACCTGATGGCGGAATTAGCATCAATGTTAAGTAAGGGTTACACTAATCTTTACTTTCTTTAAAAGCTGGATTTCATTGTGAAGTTCAGCTTCTTTTTGTTCTGCCAAAGCCACACTAAAGCTTCCGTCTACGAACATTTCATGAAGCTCCTGGCTTAACTTTTCGATTCTTTGATAATTGTCGATTGTGATATCAATCTGTTTAGGTTCTACTTTTAAGCTCATGTTCATTCTCCTTTGTATGCTCGCAGCATACTTTTTCTGATTTTCTATGTGATACAATCTCCTTTTGGAAGGAGGTGTATATAAATGTCAAATCAGCACGTGACTAAACGTTCAGATGGTAACTGGCAAGTGCGTGGTGAAGGTAACTCCAGAGCTACAGTTGTGACTAAAACTCAAAGAGAAGCCATCAGCAAAGCAAGAGACATTGCTATCAACCAAAGAGCAGAAGTTGTCATTCATGGTGTGAATGGTAGAATCCGTAATAAGAACAGCTACGGAAACGACCCTTGCCCACCTAGAGACAAGAAGTAGGTTACTCTTTCGGAACCAATCTAACGTTTAAATCAGAACTAGTTATTTCAACACCGTCACTGTTGATAATGACTAGTTTTTCTTTTGTTTTTTCATCCTCAACAATAAGTTCTTTCCAATCATTGGATAGAATCTTTAATGATTCATCTTTTCTCATATAATTTCCTCCATCCTCAAGTACTGCACCAATCTTATGTTATTTAATTTCTGTGGTAGTCGTTGGTAGTATTCTTTGAAATAAGTTTAATATTCTTAAACTTTTTCTGTAAAAAAATAATATCCTACTTGGTCTTTCGGAATATTTAACATATCGCATATTTTAACGATATCATCTCGTGAAAATGGCGTTTTACTTTGCATTTTTCGAGACATTGTATTTTCAGATGTTCCAAACGCTTCTGCAAATTGGTTTTGACTCCCATATTTCTCGATCATTTTAGCTTTTAAAGCGTTAAAATCAAACTTCATTTTTAACACCTCCTCCATTTGACAACTAAAGTTTAACTTTATTAAACTCTTTTGTCAACACGTTTGTTTAATTTTATTGAACTTTATTGTTGATTTACTTAATTTTGTTCAATATAATTAAATCGTGAGGTATATAAATATGTCAGAAATTAAAGATAGAATTATTGAAGCATTAAAATACAATAGAATGAGTGCAAAAGAACTTAGTGATAAAACTGGTATTCCAAAATCGTCTATATCTCAATATATGAGCGGATATGCCAAACCAAAACATGACCGAATTTATCTAATTGCTAAAGCATTACACGTTGATGAAGCTTGGTTGATCGGCTATGATGTTCCGATGGTTAAAGAGACATTCACACAGAATCTCTCTCCTAACGAAAAAAATCTCTTGGATATATATCGTGTTTTGGACGACAAAGGCCAGCACACAGTGGATACAGTAACACAAATGGAATACGAAAGAGTTAAAGGTGGCAGTACTGCCATATTGAAGAAATAGGAGGTGTTTTAAATGGAAGAAATTAAACAAAAACTTGTGGATAAAAGTATTGAAGCGTTTATTATGGGGTTAGAAATTTATAATAAGCCAACTATTAAATATAGGATTGAAGGTTTTAGCTTCTTCATATGTAATGCTTGGGAACTCATGTTAAAAGCTGAGTTGTTAAATCGAAATGAAGATATTTATTACAGTGATAAATCAGGTAGGACGCTAAGTTTAGAACCAACAATTAAAAAAATATACTCTGATAAAAATACCAGAGTTAGGTTAAATCTAGAAAAAATCATTGAGTTGAGAAACATTAGCACTCATTTTATTACTGAGGACTATGAAGCAAAATACGCACCTTTATTTCAAGCTTGTGTTTTAAATTTTGTAAATGAAATAAAACGGTTTCACAACATAGATATTTCAAATTATATCTCTCAGAACTTTCTAACAATAACTGCAAACTATGAACCGCTATCGAATGAGCAAATTCGATTAAAATATCCACCTGAAATTGCAGAAAGATTTATTCAACAATCTAATCAAATTGATGTATTGACTCAAGAGTATGATTCAGATAAGTTTGCTATTCCAATTAAGCAAAATTTATATATAACAAAAAAGAAAGATGAGGCAGATTTTGTCATCGCTATGGCTAGTGAATCACCTAATAAAGTTGCTATTGTTAAGGAATTAAAAGATCCCGCAAATACACATAAATACGCTTTTAACAATGTAATTGCAGTTGTAAACAATAGACTTTCCAAGTCAAATATAAAACTTGGCTACAAAAACGGTTTTAATTCTTATGTTTTAAATCTATTTATAGAGTTTTACGATATCAAAAGCGATAATAAGTATTCATATAAACATTCATTAGGAAATTCTACATCATACACATACTCTGAAAGATTAATTGATTTTATCATAAACGAAATAAAAAAGAATCCTGATGGATTCGTTGAAAGTTTGAAAAAGTAAAAAAGAGATCAACCCCAGGCACATAGGAATGCTCAGTGATTACTCACCTACCCCGTTCTGGGACCCAGCGTTTATCCTTCGCAAGTTGATCTGTACTTATATTATACTTAAATACATATGAAAGTCAATTTTGACGATTTTCGATTGAGGTGTTAATATACATATAGAGATAAGACCTGAGATACGCAAGTCAATCTTAAGTGTAGTGTAATCTGCACTGCTACTTGGGCACTCTAACATGTATTCAATAAGCCTTAATCGTAACTCTCGTTATCTGAGATCAAGTTGTGATTAAGGCTTTTTCTTTTATAAGTTACATTTAATAAAATGGGATATAGACATCATTAATGTCAAATAGGCTTGTAC